TTGAGCTATGTAAGCAGTACATGTTTCGACTGATGACAAGGCTAAGCCTCGGTAGATCCAAAGCGCTCGTGATGCAACGGCCAGCGATCTGGCCGAAGTCTCTGCCTTGGCGTCGGCCGGCAAGGGAACTGTTGTAAGACATATGTCTTTCCCTGGGTGAAAAAAAGCCCGCGCATTGGCGGGCCGGCCTAAGCGGCAGGATGCTCAGTGGGCTGGTTCGGCCTGACTGCAACATTGGCTATCGGTCCATTTCTTCTGCTGAGCGTCACAAAACGTGAGCCGCTGCTCGATCTCTTCCGGCGAGGCCCCGTTCAGCTTGGCGTCATGGTATTCGTGCGCAGCCTTTTTGGCCTGCTGGTACAAAGGATGATCATAAGAAATCAGGTCATTGCCGTTCACGGGATAAGATCCTTTTAAGTCATCAGAGCAGGACGTTAGATTCTGTCCGGAGAGTTGAGGCTATGAGTATGGGGCATAGAGCCTCACGACGAAATAGAGCCTTACGCCCTCATTGGTAGGATACTCCCAATGGGGCGCTTAGCTTTAGATTACGCTTCTCGACCACTCACTTGACCGTGTACTGAGCCGTATAGTAGATATTCCGTGCCGACGCCCCCACCGTTGCCTTGGCGACAATCGAAAGGCGGTCGCTCACTGTTTCAGCCTTCACAATTCCCCACACATCGCCCTGGTCCGACACCACGGTGCCCGCCACATCAGTAAAAGTTGTGAAATTTGAGGGCACCGGGATAGACAGGTCCAACTGAAAACTACCGGCCGCTGTCGGGGTAACTGTCGCCACGCCGGACACGCTTACAGTATTGCCCAGCTGGGAATACCGACCAGTCGAGGCAGTGCCTGCGGAGAGGTTGGTGACCAGGGTTGGCGCAGGCGTCCAAGAACCCGACGGCGGATTTACTGGCGTCGAGAGCCAGGCGCCACCCTCCTTGCGACGAAAGATACCGCCAAGGGTGTCTTGCCAAGTGGAACCATTCAACCCGGATGGGCTAAATGCCCCAGGACGCCACGGCGCTTTGACAGTCAGCGAGGCCACGGCGGCGCCATCCACTACCGGCTTGTCATAGGTAGCATCGTCCGCGTTAGAACCGCTGTAGGTAAACGCGAAGTCGATGATACCGCTGTAAGATCCGGCCGCCAGTGGAGTGATATACACCGCACTACGACCACCACGCAGTATCGCCCCGCCACCGATACTCCAGTTTTTATTAGCGTATGCGGTCCCAATCGCGTTAAACGGAATCCCCGTATTAGCGGCTGGGTTGGTGACTTCGTACACACCACCATTGATATGCAACTCATTAACCCCAAAGGCCAGGCCCAGCGAGCCGGAAGCGACCAGCGCATTTTCCTCGTAGGGGCTAATGGCCGAAAGTTGGGCTTTCAGCAGGTTGTTATTGTTTAAATACACACCATCACAGGAGGAAATGAGCAGGGTATTTTTTGCGCTGTAAGTTTGCGCTAAAGCATCAGCTCTGCACTCCGTAAGGTGCACATTGTCTGCACACGAAATCAGAAACGAAGTGAAATTGTTAACGCCGTGCCCTGCCGGGAACGTGCCCGAGTTAAGACTGCAATCGAACACGTTGCACTTGTTAAAATAGATGTTTTTGTGGCGCTGCCCAGCTACCGCCGTGCCGCCCAACACCTTGAATCCGCACCCGCCGTGCCATTCAACGGCGAGGGGATAGCCGACTGTCCACGCCTGCCCAGGGCGGACTGAGGTGCAGTTATCGAAATAGATGTCGCTCATAGAGAGATTCCCGCCTAAGCGGAAGCCATGTTCGCCGGAGTCCTCTACCCGCCAATTCCCGATGTGGACATTACGCATAGAGAAGGAGGCTTTCGTCGCCTCGCAAAGAAGGCCATTCTCACCAGGCGCCCCGGTAAGGGTGGCGGATTTGCCTGTAATGCTGCCCTGTGGGAAATTGGAATTGGTAACGTCTTGCAAGTAAACCGCGAGGCGATATGTATCAGCACTTATCGAATCAACCTTCATTCCGTCGACGTACTTGGCAAATAAGGCCGTTCGGTAATTCTTGGATACCAGCCGCCCAATACGGATATCTTTAAGCTGAGTATTTGTTGGGCGGCTTTCGCACTCCACCAGCCAGTTATCGCTGGTGAACGACCCCTCTGCGGCTGCCATCCCTTCAAGGTGGCCGATAGAAACGATGTCGCCTTTGATCAGCACCCCTTTATCGCCGGTAGCTCCACCGGGAGAGGTGAGCTTTAACGTGTCGATGTCGACGCAGCTATTAATCGTTACCCCGTGCAATGTCGACGAAGCGCCCCTGGCAAAAGTGGCGCCATGCGTAATAACTTTGGTGTTCGGCGCAATTGAAATCAAGGCGTACGGGTAGGTCTTGGCCCCATCAAAGATAATTGTCTTGCCCGCCCCGGCATTAAAAATAGCTTGCATCGATGCACCGGCCGGTACGCCAAACCAGTTGGCGAGCACAACTTCGCCAATAACACGGGCCCACACACGACCATCGCCCCCGATGACATAGTCGCCGCCGGAGTCTGTGTATCCGCTGACAACACCCAAGCTGTTGTATACGCCCGCAAGGTCGCTTTGGGTAATCTCAACGCGCTCCGCAGGCCCTGTATAAGCGCGCAAAGCGGAGTAATTGGCGAGTTTCCTGGACTTATTCATCTGCGCGCCGATGCTAGTTCCATCATAGGGGATTAGCGCGGCTCCCTTTGCCGGGTCGGTCGGATCCTGGATTTCAGCGATGGCCTCAAGGCTGTCGTTCACAACCCAGCCGGACGACTTGTAGATGTACTCAGCTTGGTTTTCGGTATTGACGTAGCGGTCGCCGAAATTCAGGGGCGTGCCGTCGTCGCGAATTACCGGAGGCGTAGAAACCGAAGCCAGAAAGCGAGCGGTGCGCGCTGTGGCGATATCTGCGGAATCCTCTGCCGTCTGAGCGGCCTCCGTAGCGGATTGCATGGCATCTTGAATTGCCTGCGCCGCCATGGCGCGCTTTCCGGTGTCAGTCGCTACGCCGCTGACATTCTGCCAGACGGCATAAATTTCGTCAGCCTCGTCAGACTTTACGAGGAAGATCGCCCCGTTTGTGGTTGCGGCGATGCCGGCAGCGGTCGTCGAGTAAATGGTCGAGGCGAAACTGATTTTTTCCGCGCCATCTTCCTGGATGCCGACGATGACCTGTTTCAGGTTCTGGATATTGCCCGAGTCCGTAGGGATGGGGTCAGCCGTCACCGCGTCATTCGAAAACCGCGAAAGAATATCGCTGCCAATCTCGGCCTTTACCGTGGCAATCTCTAGCCGCTGGGTCTGGTCTGCCATGTGTATTTCCTTGGGGCGAATTTAATGAGCGCGACCAGGTTTGGTCAGCGAAAAATTTCGGGTGGGGTTACAGCCAGTTGCCGGAGAAGAATTCGCCGCCGTTGCTGATCAGCATGTCGGCGACCGCGTCGAAGATGGTGTCGATCTGGTCGTCGAATGCGTGGGTGTCGTCAGCCGTGAAGGCTGAGGCTTCCGTGAGGAATGGGGCTACCCAGTCAGTCGAGGCGACGATCTCGCCGCGGTGGTCGCGAACGTGTTCGATCTTGCAGCCTTGGTCGTCGTAGATGGCTGGGACGAATACCCGGCCCGACTTGAACCACGGCACCGCATCCATGCAGCGGGTGACCTTGTTGGCTGCTGGGCCGCGCGGTTGTGGTTCGATAGGGATCGAACCCTTCTTGCTGATGGTCTGGATCAGGCCGGTGCCTGAGGATTTGTCCTCCACCCGCATGTAGCGCAGTGCGGCGGGGCGGAATTGATCCCAAGGCTTCCACTGTTGCCAGAGGCGCAGGGCGGTCGTCTCAAGGTCGCCCGCGTCATACTTGCCGCGGTGAACCTCGATGATGTACAGGTTTCCGTCGACCCCCAGGCCGCAATGGCTGAAGACTGAATAGTCGTGCTGCTCGCCGGTCTTCTGCGCGGTATCGACGTACACGCCGCGCCATACCAGGAAAGGCAATTGTTCGTAGGTCTTGAACCAGTCGGCATCGATCATGCCTCCAGTCAGCGCCACCGGATCCTGCTGGTACTGGCTGACCATCGTGTACGGGTCGCGATCCCATAACGCCATCAGGTCGGCAACGGTCTCCTTGGCTGGCCAGTAGGACCAGTATTCGATACCGCCACGGACTATTGATGGACCACTAAAAACGTCAACGCTCGGCGTGCTCGCGGATCTCGTCCGGCAGGCTGGCGATGTATTCGCGGGTGACCAGAGCCGGAACCTTGATGTGGCTGAAGTCCAGACCCATGCCGCCCTTGAGCAGGAAGCCCGACACGTCGTCCGTATGCAGGCGCTGCTGGGTGCAGATCACTGGGGTATCCGGGGACGCTCGCCGACTGCGCAGGGTGTTGGTGACAATTCGCTGAGCCTTGGCTCGCATGGTCGCGCTGAAGGCGCTATCGGCTTTCTCTGGGTCATCCAGGTTGATGAACCCAGTGAATCCTTCGGATATATAGCCGCCGCGCACACCCGTGATCTGGCCGCCAGTTGAGCGGCTGAAAATCTGGTGCTTGTTGCGCCCCCTCTCGTCAGTGATGACCCAGTTGGCTACATCGGCCTTACCCAGATCACACGGCCACAAGTCCTGATATTCGGCACTAGTGATGATCGACTTGATGCGGTTGGAGTTCTCTTCGACCAGAGCTTTCGAGTAGGAGACGTTGAGCGTCCGCGTCCGGTCGAACACAGTCATGGCATATGACGGTACGTGGATCGACCAGAATTCTGTCTTGGTGCCGCCGGGTGGCATGTTGAAAACTACGTTTTTGAGTTCGCCCGACAGAACCTTGAGGGCGGTGTGGTCCATGTACCGATGGTGCCAGTTGCAGAGCATTTTCATGCCCTGATTTAGCTGGAAGAAGACGCGCATGAACGACAGCGGGGAATGCTCGCTTATTAACTTTGCTGCCTGCTTTTCCGCGTCACTCATTGAATCCCAATCGAGCATCGCACTCATAGGCGATCAATGATCGAGTTCATGACCTTCTCGGATACCGTGACCGTGGAGGTGGTCTTAATGTCGCCTCCATCCTTGCCGGTGACTTCAACGATCTGCTTGTCCAGGCCAAGAAGCTTGGCCTTGCCCATGGTCGCAGTAACAGCTGCCGCCGCCTTTTTAGTCGTCAAGGCAAGACGTCTCGCCTCTTCAAGCTCCATCAGCAACGTATCGACGGTTATCTGATGCCGATCCATGACCTGCCCGCGCAACTCCTCCAAACGCTCTTGAATCTGAGGTCTTTGCAGGAGGTTGTACCCCTCACGCTGAATGGTCTTTTCTGCCATCTTTTCGGTGTTGTAGGCGATTCGATAGGACTCGGCGGCGTTGGCTGTCTCGACATAGGCAAGACAGAACTTTTCCATCTTGTCGCTGAAGTGCCGTTTGCGCTTGCGTTCCATATGCCACCTACGGTTTGAAAAGCTTCCACTTGTATCCGACCCATTTCGGGATCTTGCCAG